AGTTGCTGGCGCACAATCTGCTGGCGATGCTGCTATAGCTTCAGATGGTTTTTCACATACCAACAACGCATTAAGAGCAGGTGATTTAATTAAATTTGCTAATCATACAAAGGTTTATATGGTTACAGATGATATTACAGCAAGTGGTGGCGCTGCTTCTATAACTATATCTCCACCATTAGTAGCTGCTGTTGCTGATAATGAAGCAATAACAGTAAACAAGCCACAATTTACAGTTTACTTATCTACAGGAGAAATTAGCTATTCAACAGATGCTTCAGGCTTTTACAGCATCTCATTTGAAGTGCGAGAGGTTGTAGAATAATGGGTAGGAGCTTATCTACAGCTCTGCAAGCTCAAGTTTCAGCAGAAGCTAATAAAATCGCTTTTCTTGTTGAGCTAAATTTATCAACAGTTATTAGAGCTACAGATTTTTATACAGACATAACTTATAACTCAGAAACATATCAAGCTGGCGGTTCTTATCTAGCAGTAGATACTACGCAAGAAACAGGTGAATTAAAGGTTGATGAAATTAATATTAGATTCTCAAATGTTACAGATGAAGTTAGGGCATTAATCAATACTGGTGCTTATGTAGATAAAGTTGTAAATGTTTATATAGCCTTTATGGATTCTAGCGATGCTTTGGTTGGATCTATTAATTACTTTACAGGCAAAATTAGATCAGTCTCTATAGCTGAAAGCACTACAGATTCAGTAGTTAGTATTGTAGTTGCTAATCATTGGAGTAATTGGAACTTAACAAAAGGCAGACATTATTCAGATGAATCTCAACAAAACTTTTCTTCAGGTGATAAAGGACTTGAGTACGCAACACAAACAAAATCAGATGTAAGGTGGGGTAGCTGATGCTTAAGATATTCGCAACTATTGGTAGTGCTATAAAGACTGCATGGGAAACCGCAACATTATTTCAAAAAATAAATATGGTTTTTCAAGCAGCCACTTTAGCTATTGGAGTTAAAGGCTTCTTTCAAGCAAGAGACTTACTAGCTAGAGGTCAAGACATACTTGCAAACAAAACAGCAGCAGGTGGAAAGATACCTGTTATTTATGGTAGGCGTAGAGTAGGCGCACAAATTGTATATATGGATACCGCTTCTAATAGAAGTAAAGATTTATTTATTGTCTATGCTTTATCAGTTGGTGAATGTGAACAAATAGAAGGTACAACAATAGAGCTTGATGGTAACCCTATTACTGATCCTAATAGATTTAGAGATGGTTGGTATATAGGTTCAGATAAAATAAGTTCAGGTGCAGGAAGTCTTAATACTGCATCTCAAGTTGGAACTAACAATGGAACTGCTAGTGCTGGTGGTGGTGGAACTGATCCAACTAAAAGATATAGGGCTGTATTTAATCTACATCATGGAGCAGCCACACAAACTGCTGATCCAATGCTTAGAGCTTCAGTAGCTAGCGAGTGGACTACAGCACATAAATTAAATGGCATAACTTACATAGCAGCATCGTATGAGTATGATGTTAAAGCTATGTTTAAATCAGTTCCGCAATTAACTGTAGTTGTAAAAGGACAAAAAGTTTACGACCCTAGATTAGACTCAACAGTTACAGGCGGTAGCGGTTCACAAAGATTAGCAACACCATCTACTTATGCTTGGAATGATAATGCTGCTTGCTGTTTCTTAAACTACATTACTAATGATGAATATGGTAAAGGCTTAACAGCTAGTGATTTAGATTTAGAGTCTTTTAGGGTAGCTGCTGTATTAACTGATACATTAGTTGATACGCCTGATTTTAATGGTTCTTATGCTTCTACTACATGGAGTGCAAGCGATGGCTCTAATCAAGTTACCTTTTCCAATGAATCTCAATGGTCTAAATATAAACTGGGAGATACTTTATTTTTAAAAGATAGTAGCGGAACTTTAATTATAGATGAAAAAACAATTACTGATATTCAAAGAAATGCTTTTTATGGTCAAACCCAACAAAACATAATAATTATAGATGATGAATTTGATAATGATTATGATGATGAAGGCGGTACTTCTTTAGTTAAATCAAAACGCTTTCATTGTAATGGTGTAATAGATACTAATAAAAACGTCATGGAAAATGCTAAAGAATTACTTGGTAATATGCGTGGTATTTTCAATTATGTTGATGGTAAATATGAATTATTAATTGAAGATACTGGTTCTTCAGAATTTACAGTTACAGACGATCATATTATTGATGGCATATCTATTGATTATGGCAATAAGGATAATAGGGCAAATAAGGTGGTAGTTGAGTTCTTTAATGGTGCGCAAGGTTATGAACAAGACACCGCTACTATTTATCACAACAACAGTACCTCTACTTATAAAGATGATGATGGTGGTGAAGAATTAGAAGTTAAAGTATCAGCACCATTAGCAGTATCACCTTATGTAGCTTGGAATATGGGTAAGGCTGTATTAGCTAGATCAAGATATCAAACCTCTATTAACTTTATGGCAACACCTGAATTATATAAAGTTAATGTAGGATCAATTATTACAGTTACTTATGCTGGTCTTGGTTTATCAAGCAAATTATTTAGAATTGAAACTATGGACTTGCAAGCTAATGGTTTAATAGCTGTTAGTGCTATTGAATATTTTGATATTTATACATGGGAAATACCACCAGTTGAAAGCGTACCACCTAAATCTGATCCACCTACAGGTTTTGAATTGGTTGTACCAACAGGATTATCTTTTAGTGATACAAGTAATATAAACCCTAGAGCTTTTTTAACTTGGACTGAAAATACAGATTATCCAGTTGATTTATATAGAGCTACAGTTTTAGATAGTGGCTCAAAGCCAGTTGTTAATAAAACAGTAAATTCTAATTATATTTATTTAGATTTATTAGCTGTAGGAAGTTATACAGCAACAGTTACAGCAATTAATAGTGTTGGCTCTGAAAGTAACCCTTCTTCAGTTTTATCATTCTCTGTAGCAGAAGAACCTATCTATACTGGTGATTTACAAGATGGTGCTGTTACAGATGCAAAAGTTAATAATTTAAGCGCAAATAAGATTACAACTGGTGAACTTAATTTAGGTACAGCTTCAGGCATGGCTGTTAAACAAGCTAAGTCAGGTTATACAGATACAACTACTGGATTTTGGTTAGGTAATGATGGTGGTACACCTAAATTTAACATTGGAACTAGCACCAATTATTTAAAGTTTGATGGCTCTGATTTAGATATAGCAGGAGAAATATCTGCTGATACAGGAAGCATTGGTGGTTTTACTGTTGGCTCTACTTCTTTAATAGCAGGAGCTAACGCTACTAGAATATCTTTATCTACAGCAGATGGAATACATCTTGGAAATAATACTTTTGCTAGTGCGCCTTTTAGGGTAGCTTTAGACGGTTCTGTAACAGCAACTAATGCAACAATAACAGGAAATCTTACATTAACTAATGTAGATGGAACTACAGTTGTTTATAGCGGTGGCAATTTAGTACTAGGAAACTTTAATGTTTATACAAATGCAAATGCAGGTAGTATAGGTATTATTGATGGTACTGCTGGTGAGTCAGGTGATGTTACAGAATTTAATGAATTTTATAGAACTGGTTATACAACAGCAGAGCCATATCATATTGCAAGTATAGCTAGTAGTGGTAATTATGCTGTCGGAGATGTTTTAGGTTCATCATCTGTAACAACAGTAACAGGAGATGTTCCTTTATTTAGCCATCAATTTACTACAGCTAATTATAGTGGTACTAGAACATTTATCATTCATGGTGAGGTAGATTATGAGGGGAGTAGCAGTAGTGCTACAGAAACCTTATTTGTAATGTCAGTTAAACAAACCTCTAATTTAAACGATTATACAAGTACAAGTGCAAGTGATTATTTGGCTTCAGAAAAATTTAGTGCTGCAAGTAGTTATGCTTTAGGAAATAGGGGTGTCAATGCAAAAATTGCAGTTGCAGGAAATACAACAATTACAGTTTGGTGTTTTGGAGCAACAGATGATGTTAGTGGTTCTAATACTGCTGGTACTTCATCTTTTGATCATGGCGCAATAACAGTTTATGGATTAAATAAATAATGAATATATATTGGCAAGAAGTTATAGATAAACGTGACAGAAAATTACAAGATTCTGATTGGACTCAAATACCTGACTCTCCATTAACAGATAGTAAAAAAGCAGAATGGGCAACATATAGACAAGAGCTTAGAGATATACCAAATAATTTAAGAAACCATGAAAATTATATAAGTGATGATGAAAGCCATCCTTTTGATGGTTCTATTATGGATTGGCATTTTCCTAATAAACCAACATAATTTTTGTTTAAATGATTTATAAATATCAAACATAGGTATAAAATTAATAAAATAGGATTTTAATATGGCACAACACGATTACAACATAGCAAACCAGTCAGGTGCAGATTTTAGAGCAGACTTAAATAATGCTTTATCTGCTATTGTGACAGTCAATAGTGGAGCAACTGAACCATCAACTACATTTGCTCACCAATTATGGGTAGATACATCTAGCAATGTATTAAAAATAAGAAATACAGCAAACGATGCTTGGCTAACTACTGGTGTTAGCATTACTGCATCTAATACTTTTGATATTAATGCTGGAACTGTTAATGGCATTACCTCATTAAGTTTTAGTTCAGGTGCTACAGTAGCATCTATATTAGATGAAGATAATTTAGCTTCTGATTCAGCAACAGCATTAGCAACCCAACAATCAATTAAGGCTTATGTAGATAGCCAAGTAACAGCGCAAGATTTAGATATAAGCGATGGTAGTTCTACTATTGCTATTGATCTTGATTCTGAAACTTTATCTTTATTAGGTGGAACTGGCATTACAAGTACCGCTTCAGGAAATGGAGTTACATTTGCTATTGGTCAAGCAGTAGGAACTTCAGACAATGTAGTATTTAATCAAGTTACAGGTGCTTTAGTTGGTAATGCTTCTACTGCTACAGCTTTAGCAACTGCAAGAACTATATCAGGCGTATCTTTTGATGGAACTACAAATATAACTTTAGATACAGATGATATTGGGGAAGGTTCTAGCAATCTTTACTATACAGATGCTAGGTTTGATACAAGACTTGCATCTAAAACTACATCAAATTTAACTGAAGGCTCTAATCTTTATTATGCA